TGAAGTGGATACGATTGAGTTCAATGCCTTGAAGAAGTATGTGATGGTTACTCGAAATCCTCCTCAGTTTCGCTCAACGTATAATGGTGATGGAGATCGAGTTGCAGTTCAGTATATGAAGGATTTACCGTTTATCGCTCAGCCTTCAGATTGGGTTGCTTCCATCAAGTCAAAGATAGAAACCGATGTAGGAGGAGGTGAAATTGCAATCGAGCGTGTGACCACTGAACAGCTTCAATGTCTTCCAACAGACTACGAAGAGTTTGCAGGGTTGTTTCTGGACGGTTTGAATATCAAAAATCCAATGATGTTTCGTCGTCGTATTCAAGGCTTAGTTTCATATTTCAAAGGTGCCGATGAACGATTACTTCCACGAAGAATTGACTTGGATAAAACACTTGAAAAAGTCCCTATGTCCGATGAGCAATTCATACGGTATCTTGAAGTGCGTTGGATTGAAATGAAAATTGATTCAAGAAGAGGACGTAATAAATTAGATGAAGATTTGAGCACATTTCGTGTTCCTACTCGTCTTGTCTGTGATTATGCACTTCCCCCTGAATTAGCTATCAAGGAACCTTCTGGTGAAACTCCTTCCGAGAAAAAGAAACCTGAAAAGGAAGATGCGGATTTAGTTATCAAAAAACTTAAAGCTTCTCCTCAACGTTATCTCTCTGAGAAAGCTTTAGAAACGTTCAGTCCTAAGATGCTAAAAATTTTGACAAATATCAAAGCATCAATTGGAAAGAATCAGTTCGTGTATTCTCAATATCGTTCATTGGAAGGATTAGGAATTCTGTCTGCAGTATTGGATACAGCAGGATGGCAGCCGTATAAACTTACCCGTCAAGGTAATCAATGGGTAGAAGATCCTGAAATGTTGGATGATCGACCTGCATATACATTTTACACTGGTGAAGAGAAGGCTGAAGAGCGTGATTTGACACGTCAGATTTTCAATGGTGTTTATTCCAAGAACTTTCCTGCTTCACTCAAAGAAAGTGTTGATAAGCGACCCAAGAAGATTCTTCAGTTATTGATGGCCTCAGCATCAGGTGCAGAAGGTATTACGTTGAATAACGTGAGACACGTTCACATTATGGAACCACATTGGACTCCAGCAAGACATGATCAAGTCATTGGTCGTGCAATTCGTATTTGTTCTCACGCAACTTTGCCACTAGAGGAAAGAACGGTCAAGGTCAGCTTCTATCTCTCTGTATTTACGGAAAATCAGATGAAATCCGCTGAATATCCTAACATTGTTGCGATTCGTCGTAATGATATGGTGATCAAGCGATATGAAGGAGACCCAGTTGAAACGTTCATGTCTACAGATGAATACCTTTACGAAACGGCTTTCGAAAAGGAACGCATTGGACAGCGCATGTCGTTATTGTTGAAAGAATCTGCAATTGATTGTGAAATTCATAGAAAGCTTCATGCTCGTGAGCGTCCAGTGGTTTCATGTATGCGTTTTGATTCAACATCCACTGGAGAAGATTTAGCGTTCAGACCTAATATCAAAAATGAAGACACAGATGCAACAGTTTTGCGCAACACCTCTAAGAAACATCGTCGTCTTCAAAAGGTATTAGTCAAAGGAATTTCGCTGATCATTGATCCTGATTCAAAGGAAGTGTTTGATGGACCTGCTTGGGATGATAATGAACGTTTACTGAGAATGGGTGAATTAGTGACTCCTACTTCGATACGATTTCTGACTTAACATCCTCCAACCATGAAGCACACACTTCTTTCCAAGTCTTGAACTTGTAGTTTGAAGCTGCTTTCTTGAGGTCTGGAAGAGTATCAATCATAGTTTGCATTGTATTTGCAATATCAACGTAACTGAAATTAGGTGCCCATGATCCAAGAGGCATTGTTCCGGAGAAATAGATGCGTTCTCCTGGTTTGACAAATCCAGCAACTGTTTCATCCATGAATGATCGATAAGTTCCAATATCAGTCACAAGCTGAGGAGCTCCAGTATATAAGTGTTCAATCTGACAGAGTCCGAATCCTTCACCATCTGAAGTGTTCACACCTATGTCTGATGCGTTATAGAGTTCATTGATTGCTGAATCAGGAAGAGGTTTTGAAGCTGTATCTACTAACATTAATCGTTTTGCATAGTCAGAAGGATTAAGACCACGTCGTTGAAGTTCCATTGTGAAAATACGATTGATATCGTGATAGGCACCTTGTTGTGCATTAAGACCTGTGACTACCATGTAATAGTAAGGCTTCTTTGGATCACGAGTAATTAGTTCAGCAAATCCCATCACTGATAGATCATGTCTCTTGCGATGACTATTGCGATTTACATTAATCATCAAGACTGCATCCGATGGAAGACCCATTGAAGTGCGAACTGCATTACGGACTCCATCTGGAATCTTAGAAAACAACGTTGTATCCACTGCGTTCTCAAGAACTCGAATATCTGGAAACTCAGCATATTTAGCATAAATGTCCTTCCAGTAGGGTGTGAAGCAATAAATACGATGTGCGTGTTTATTCATACTTTCAATGAGTGGAGGCACAATACCTTCATAGACTTGATCAATATACAACCAAAGCTTATAGGTTGATTTCTCCTTATCATATTTCATTGCCTCAATGAACTTATGAATAATTAATGGGTCATTATAGATCATCACGACCTCAGGATTGACCATCTCTAGATACTCGTGAATCTTATTGAATCCAAATCCATCTTCCTTTGGATCTTCATTGGCAGCTGCATCATACGAGATCACTCCTTTAGGAACTGTTCGAAGATTTGAGTGTGATGGATGACGTTGAAATCCAAAGTGATAGGTTTTCACTTGAGGAGCAAGTGTAGATAGTTGACCAAGAAGGTTATAGACTACCTTTGAATATCCTGTAGTCTGGTCTACGTGAGTGCTAATAAGGACAAATCTCATTATACTGATAGTCTTTTCTCTCCGTAAATCACAAATGCAAGTTAACTCAGCTCAAGATTACCTGACGAATCAGAAACGTAAGATTATTGCTAGATCATTAGCTGTGGCTCCTCCACCACAGAAGCGACGTACTAATACTATGTATGTTGGTGTTCTTGCAAATGAGGCTCAACAATACACTCGATTCGTTGGTGGTGTAGGTATCAACACAGTGGGTCCAGCTACATTAGGAAAAACTTACTCATCAGATTGTTGTGTCCCAGTAAATACTGCGACTACGACCTATTTAGTCTAATCTCATACTAACACAATATGCCGGGAGGTCTACTTCAACTTGTCGCAATTGGGGCCCAGAATGAATTGATTAATGGAAATCCGTCTATGACGCATTTTCGGGCAGTTTATCGCAGACACACTAACTTTGCCATGGAATCAATCCGAATGACATTTAGCAGCTCTAACTTGGAGTTTGCTCAAACCACTAAACGAACAATTTCGTGTCGGATTGATCGCTATGCACAGATGATACATGACACCTATTTGGTTTTGACTCTACCTGATATTTGGTCACCATTGTCTTATTTAGGAACAACAAATGCCCCGCCTTCTAACTATGACCCTCGTTCAAACTCAATTGGATATGAGTTCAAATGGATTGATAACATTGGATATAACTTGATTGACAACGTAGAGATCACTGCAAACGGACAGGTTCTTCAACGTCTATCGGGTGAATGGCTCAAGTTTTATTCATATCTGACACACGATCCTAACAAGCGAAAACTTGTAGATGAAATGGTAGGAAATGTTCCCGAACTCTATGATCCTGCAAATGCTTTTGATCGAATCAACCAGTATCCTCATGCAATCACACCGTTGAACTTTCCAGGTGGTATTCCAAATACCAAGACTCCAGAGCCTTCAATTCGTTCAAGGCAACTAGTGATTCCTCTTCATTTTTGGTTTTGTGAAAATCCAGGTATGGCTCTTCCATTAGTCTCTATGCAAAATTCGGATGTTGCAATTAACGTTACATTTCGTCCTTTGAATGAGTTGTATACGATCATAGATGTTAACCCATTATCTTCAAGCTATGGCGAGCGTGTTCGTTCTTCTACACCTGACAATTCAATTGGACGTTTTTTGTCTCCACCTACCTTGACTGGAACACAATCCAATCCTACATTAACCACCTTTTTCCCAGATCCCTATTTGGAAGGAAACTTCATTTATTTGACTGAGATGGAAATGGCTCAACTTGCAACTGCAGATCAGACATTCCTAGTGAAGACCGTAACATTTGTTAATAATCCAGGTCAGTATGGTGGAAACTCAGACATTGAGATTCCATTCTTTAATTTAGTAACTCGTATTGTATGGTCTGCTCAGAGATCCGATAAGATTTTGACCAATGATTGGGATAACTATACGAACTGGGATAATCCAAAAAGAGCTCCATTTACAACCATTGGAACTGCTAATGACATCTATTCTTCTGTTACAAACTCAACTCAAACACAAACGTATTTGTATTCAAGTGGTCAGTTACAAATCACATCCGTATATCCTCGTGATGCATTAACACAAGGTCAGCTTCTCTTGGATGGTAAAGAGAGATTCTCTGTCAAACCTAGTTCTTACTTCTCATTGATACAGATGTATAAACACACAACTGGAAATGCACCTGAGATTCCAGGTGTCTACATGTATTCATTTGCACTGAACAATGATTTATATCAACCTAGTGGTGCGATTAATGGAAGCATGTTTAATAAAGTAACCTTACGTTTGACATTACAACAACCTCTCCCCACTGCTGCAGGTGTTGCATCACAAGAAACTGTCTGTGTTTTGAAATCTTCTGTATTTTCACCTAATCCAGTGATTATTACAGCTGCTCAGAGAGCTTTAACAAATCCAGATGGAACTTTATTGTATCCCCCTGATACGATCGTAACAGTAGTTCGCAATACAAACGGAGACAGCGTTATTTTTGAGTATACCTACAATTTAGGAGTCTACGTTGAGTCTATCAACTTCTTGAGAATCGTTAGTGGTCTTGCGAATTTCGTGTTTGCTAACTAACAATGAGTATTGTAATTCAACAAGCTACGTGGGGTGATGAAAACGCCACAACCGACATTACAAAATCAATGCAAGAGAAGGCCAAAAAAGGATATCTAGATCTGGTAGCAGATAATACACTTGTGCCCGCTCTTGATTTACTATCAGGTGATAAAGAGGTTGTATTAACGGATGATGAGAAGGCTGAAATCAAGAAAAAGGCAACTGAAATTTGTGGTTCTGCTTCGGATGAGAAATGTATCAACTTCAATAAAAATCAGTTTGAATCCAGTTTACTTCAAAAGAAAGTAGCTGAGAAACAGTCTTCTGCTAACATTATTACAGGACGTCGTTTGACCTTAACTTATAAAGATGAAGCAACTGGACGTTCTCAAACAGTAGCAATTCCAGATGGGCAAAAGGTTGTAGCAGGTAAGAAACCTGAGTTTGCAGCACCAGATTTATCAGGGTTAACACCTTCAAGCACGATTCTTGGGGCACTTGGATATGTAGGTCAGTTTATGTTGACAATGCTTTGGGTTTTCAGTATCGCAGTCACCTATCATTTATTGATTCTTACAGGAAATACCATTACTGCCTATATTTTGACAGCTATTTCAATTGTAGTTCCATATTCAGGCTTATTACTCACTCCTATTGCATTAGCCTATTTCAAGTATAGGGATGTCAAGGCCTCTGCTCCAAAAGTTGTTCCTAGTTAAGAGTAATGTTTCATCTCACGTGGATCTCAGCGGGAGTCATCGTAGGTATGTTGATTGCATGTATTATCATTCCGCCTACTCGAAAAGAGGTCGCCGTCCCTACTCCTCATGATAACGATATATTTCATACAGATACAGGGTGTATTCGAACAAATGCTATTGAAGTTCCATGTGGAGTCGAAGCCGACTCATTCAATCTACTCGCAAGTCTCAACAAGAAGTAATGATTAACATCACACGAGCAATTGAAAATGCAGGTCCCTTCTTTTCATTTGTTATCGGGTTGGGTATTTCGGTATTAATATTCCATCGTAACTATGCAACCTACCGTATTTTAGGTGTTCCTTTAGAAGACATAGATTCAAAAACTGTAAAGGTAGATGGAAAGTGCTACAAATACCGCGTGGAAGATGCAACGTGTGAAATCCCGTCTCCTTCATAAACAATGGACGACCAAACTTCACTTGACGCCCTCCTCCCTTCTCCTCAGATGCCTCAGTCAATGCCTCCAATGGCAGGTGTATCTGGTTCAGATCACATTCAGAGAACCCATATGGCCCCTTCTTTCAAGCCAAGTCTCCCGATGATGCGATTAATGTGGGCAAACTTGACATTGTATATTTCG